AATCTTCATATCAGGATCACCAAACCTTACCAGCTTAACGTCGTCACCTTTCTTAGCTAAAACTGCAAACTTCTTGTTACCACCGGAAGTCCTTTTTGGTTTGTTGTAACCAGAGAAGGACTCCCCTCGGTAGCTGACTCGCCCAGAGGGCGTTCGCTTTACAGTTTTGGTCGTTGCCACTAAGCAGCCGCTCCGCCTTCGAACATCAACGTCACGTCTGTGACTGAAGTTGCCGGCGTTAAGGATACAATATCTATAAATATCCCTGCACTGAACAAAATCCCAGCGTCTGGAACATCAATACTCATGCCGCCTGCCGGTTTAGGCGCTCCAATAGTCCAAAGCACAGGCGCGGAAACGTCTGCACCATTTCTAAGATTAATAGTTCCTTGCGTGTTGGTGCTACCGTCTCCCAGTAAATTGAGAAAGTACACCCCCATTAATCGAGTCCGCCCTGAAACTCCGGCACTTGAAGATTGCTTCGTTACTATCGATATATTACTTGCACTCATTTTTAGTCTCCTTTAAAGACTATTCCGAGTCTTCGGCAGCAGCTTCTTCAACAACTTCTTCAACAACTTCTTCTGCGGGGGCTTCTGCTCCACCTACAGGTATTCCAAATATTTTATCAGACATAATAATCTCCTAAGTCTTTGATTAAGTTAAACTTTAGCTAAAAGGCGTTACAGTAGTACCTGATCCTACGCCTACCATTTCTACAAACCATCTGTCTTCAGCCACAGAAGTAAACGTGACAACAGTGTCAACTATTCCACCTTTCGTAGAGCCGTTTAATGTGACATTTACATCACTGAAAGCAGCATTGGTGGTAAAGCCTGTAACCGCGCCTGCCGCGCCCATAATTAAAGCTGTGCCAGTAAGCTTGTCGTCACCTTGGCAGCTAATGACAAGATCATTGGCTAGAGTGTTTCCTAAAAATATTTTAATTACCGCACCAAAGTTGTTGTTTTGATCAGGACTTGTAGGGTCGGCTGGGTTAGCGTCTCTAACAAGAGGCAGAGTTAAAGTGCTTGCTCCGCCTGCAAGGTCAAAGCCTGTTATGTTCATTTTGCCTGCATTGCCAACAACAGTTATGCCCGTCGAAAAATCATGACTGGGTTCAACAGCCAAAGTTTGGCCTGCGGTTAGGGTAACTTGGTTTTTAACACCCGCGCTGATAAATCCAGCTAACGAGCGGACGGGACCTGAGAATGTGGTTCTAGCCATTTGAGATTCCTCACATGCGAGTTGTAGCGTATCTGTCTGCATGTCGTCCGCCGGGGACGGTCAGAAACGCGGGTTAGCCCCGGATTGCTTTCAGTATATAACACTTAACCCTGATCTGTACAAACAAAAAAAGACCCGCTAGTTCCACAACTAGCGGGTTAATAGCTCAAGGGGAGGAGCTGTAAAAAAGGGAGCCGAAGCTCCCTTTTCCTTTACCTAGACTCTTTTTATGGAGTACCAGGTGATCCAAATATACCACGCGGATCACTAAAGCCAAAGCTGTAGCGTTCACGAGCCTTATATCGGACGTTGCCTGTGTTGAACTCGCCTTCAAAGCCAGTTGACATAGACACACGGTTAAACATCTTCATTCCGTTTGGCGCATCAGTGATGATGAACCAAGCGTCAGGATCAGTCAGATAGTGATTGACTGAGTAACCTTGTGGAACCATGCCCATATTGCGAACAGCGTTGATGTCGTTATCTGCTGTACCAACGCGCAGAGTAGACTTCAAGATCCGGTCTGCTACGAACTGAAGCTCCTTAGGGATTATCAGCTTGTTGCCTTGAACAGCGATTTTTAATCCACGCTCATCTGTAAAAGCTGAGATGTCGATTAAAGCCTGCTCCAGAGAAGTCTCTGTAAGATCCGCTGACACAGTTAACTCATTTTGCAGGTTTGGACCTGTAAGAGTAGGGTGAGTCAGTGAACATAGAGGCTGTCCGTCACCACCAAGAGATGTAGTGAAGGCGCCGTTTAGAATGGCCGCCCCTTTGATCTGCTTAGTAGTAGCCATTGAACGAGCTAGTGCTTTTGTGTACCTGGCAGACAACTTGTCGTACAGGTTATCTTCGATAGCTTCTTCGGTTAAGGAGAAAGCTAACGCTACGGTCTCATTGGTGTAACGCGCCGTGTAGACTTCTTGCGCTTGGTCGTATGCTACGCCAGCACCTTCAGCTTTAGTAGGAGCTTCGCCAAAACCAGAAAGCATAACCTCTTCTTCAAATGCGCGGTCCGAAGACTCGACATCGTAGATTTCAGTGTGCTCTTGATCGTATGTGTTGTACTCAAGACCGAACAAAGCGTTCAGACCCGGCTCCAACTCTTTTACTAATTGGGCTCTTGAAATAGCCATTTGCTAATCTCCTTATTGACCCGCAACGCCGGCTGAACCGTACAGATGCTCGTTAATTTTAACCACCACAACAGCGTTGGCCCCTACTTCATTGTTCGGCACATCCCAAAGACCGATGATCTTGAGATTAAGCGCCGCAGTTGTAGCTATGGTACTGGTATCAAGCTCATTGGCAGATAAGCCAGTCACTGTGTTGCCTGTACCTATAACAATATCTGCATTTTTGCCGTAATCAGTTACTGCCGAGGTGCCATCGTTCTGGAGAATAAACATCTGACTAGGATCATCGAGTACATCAGCGACAATCTTGCCTTGAGTGATGTTAATGCTACCGGGATAGTAGTTAATAAAAGTAGGCTTCTGCGTTGTAGGGTCATTGTAAAAACAACCGTTGAACACGCCCACCGCCGCTGTGTGAGCAGCCGGGTTAAACTGTAGAATGTAGCCGTCTTTCAAAGTGACTAGGTCACCTTGGAAAATAGCACCTGCTTGATTGTCCGCAATTTCGTAACCGTACTGTTTCTGTGCACCAGTACCGGATAGGTTACCAAGCGGACGTAGCCCAAAGGCCTTGTCGTTATTAGCCATGATTAATGTCCTTTAAATTAAGTTATTCGGTGTCCGAACGTGGACCGCCGAGGCTCACTTTAGACTGACGTTCTGGATTATTGATTCTCATAGACGATCCTGTGTTCGTCTTCAGCAAATCGTTATCAGCCGCTCTAATTTGATCATGAGTTCGTCTGTCATAATATTCTCGACGCTCCGCAGCTGTTTCCTCTGGAATCCTAGCCAATAACATTCCGCCGACGCTGATCACGCCTGCATGTTTGCCATCGTCTTGGACACCAGAATCAAAGTCAGGATGTTCGTCCGCGCGCACCAGTTCATACCCCTCGCGGAGTTTGGCTGCTACATTGCTGCGGTCGTCTGTCCCGCCCGATTCAGCTCTGATCCACCGCTGCTTATAGCCCGGGGGAGGAGGTGGAGCATCTAAACGTGAAGGTGGAGCCCAAGCTTTACGGCGCGCAGTTTTTTCTCGTGAATCACTCTCACGAGTGCTGCGTTTAAGTTTTGGCACATTAGTAGCTTCGGTCATAATCTAATCCTTTACGTGTTTCGCATATTCTTCAAGAGGAACCCCAATTCTTTTTGCAATAGCAACTTGACTGGGTGTCAACCTTACAGTGCGGCGTGCTGAGTTATTAACGCCCGATGATCGGGTTGCAGGAGCCACCGGCTGCACGGAGCGGCGCGTCCTGTTGTTAGTTGGCGTACCTTCAAATTCATTAGGAAAAATATCCTTGATACGGCGATCTATCTCATGATAGTACTCATCCGTAGTAGGGTCAAACCCTTCTTTTTGGACCAGGTCTATATGAATACCCCTAACCGCGTGCGTCATGACGGTGTTTTGCCCAAACCACTCGTTACTTTCAGCCCACTCTTCCGCCTTAATATCAGGCTCTGGCGCACGTTGTGCAGGAGCGGCTTGTTGTGGTTGAGCTGGAGCTGGAGCTGGAGCCTGCGCGCGACGAGCTGTCGTGTCTTGAATTCTCTGCTGTTCCATCATGGCAGAGGTTAGTCGCTGCTGTGCTTCGGTCTCCGTATCAATGTCACCTTCTTCTCTTGCCTTTTTTATAACCTGTTTCAAAGCTAGAGTATGAGAACTAACACGGCCTTGCGCTTCCTGCAGGCGCTCACCATCAGTTTTCTGATAACGCTCTTCCAGGACTTGGTTCTGCTGCTGGACGTTTTTAGCAAACTCCAATGCCGCTTCTTCGCGTCTTTGTGTCTCTCGCAGGCGCGCCGTGAGCTTATCAATGCGCTTTTTAACTTTACCTGAGTAGTTCTCAAGTTCCTCTGTGTCAGAAGAGCTTGTTTTTTTCTGGGTCTGTTCGACAACTATTTCTTCTTGTTCAGCGACTTTTGCATCAGTGCCGTCCTCGTTCATTTCAATAGTCGTCTCTTCTTGTTCGTCTTCGCCTACGTCAAAATTCATTTCTTGGTTTAGTTCCTGAGTCATAATTAAATCCCTCCTCACATATGTAAAATGTCTTCAGGGTCATTAACTAGCCCTAAAACTTCGTCATCGTTTAACAAACGTATCTCACCGCCATCAATCTGAATTCGAGATCCCGCATACCGTCCGAAAATTACCCAGTCACCTGGATTACACCAAGGACCATGCGGGAACTTTGATTCGTCTGCATACGCCAAAGCGCCTACTTTAAGGACGTAGCCTACGTTGGTAGCCAGTTGGGTTCTTTGACGAGTCTCATCAGCAAGGACGATTCCGCCTTTAGTGGTTTTTGCACCACGATACGGAAGAATAGCTATACGCCAACCCGTAGGGTGAGGAATAAGGTCGAGGATTCTATCGGCTAGGCCTTCGTTGTCGACCTTGCCTTCTTCGGTGTACGCATCATTAAGAGTAGCTTTCTTGGGAGCACTATCTTCCAATAGCTTGTTCTTCTCCCACTTCTCTTCAAGCGGCGTTAATTTCTTTTCAGCTTCCATACGGTTCTCTCTGGTGGTTAAAAGTCTTCTGAATGCTTACCCACTCTCTCTCGGATAATCTGCTCCACAAGCTTAATACCTTCCAGGCGTCCCATCAGGAAACGGTAGCGCTCCATGTCTTTGAGTGTGCCGTTAAGCACAATTGACTCGGAGTCTTCCTGTAACTTTCTAATGTCTTTAAGTACGCTTTCAGCGAATTGCAGCATGGTCGTTTTTTCCATGAGAGCAGGCAGTTAATAGCCACTGCCTGGGGGCTTGCTTAATATATCTTTACCGGCCTATCGCCGTTTCTTTTTAGGCTTTGCTGTATTCAAGGCAATTGCAATTGCCTGGCGGCGTGGTTTTCCAGCTTTCATCTCAGTTTTCACATTACTGGAGATGGTTTTTTTACTAGAGCCCTTTTTTAAAGGCATCAGATCACCTCATTAGCAGAGTCTTGTTGGCCCACATCCACGCTTGGCTAAACCGCATCCGCGAGATTGAACAGTGCCTTTTTTCCCTGAGCTTTTCTTAACTGCTCCGCCTTTAGCCATGCGGTTCATCTGATTCTTTTCGTAATTCTTTTCGCGGTCTACTCGACTATACTCGTCACGAGCATTTCGACCTTCCGCACCCTTGGCATAGGTCTTAGGCGCAATGCGATAGATTTCATCGTCTAAATTACGCAGTGTTTTCTTGTCACGAGCCATTGAGCCTCTCATGTCTATCTCCTAAAGTTTACTAGGTTGGTTGATTCTTTCACGGGCCACGTCTGCACGCAACTGTGCGATCTCTTGCTGCGACTGGATACGTGCCTCATTGCCCTGTGCATTCTGAGCAATCCTTGCTTGGTCTACCTGAACACCCTGCTCTTTTATAGCAATGTCCGCCTGGTCCTTAGCAGCACGTTGCTGAAGCTCTTGTGCTTTAAGCGCTATTACAGGGTCTTCTCCGCCGGCTTCCCCAGAGAGCTCCGCCTGTGTTCCTTTTAATTCCATCATGTATTCAGCTACTTTCACTGCAACCATCGCCTCACGCTGCAAAGCGGAAACCATGTTGTCGGGATCAGATCCGTAGTCTGCAAACAATGCAGCCTCCGTATCCTCTTCCGCTTTTAATCTGACATGCTGCAGTACATGCTTTTGTAGCTCTGCTGCGGCAAGTGGATTAGCCTGGATAAGGCCTGATAACCCCATGATCAAGTGAGCTGCAATGTGAGCGTCATGCTGCTGGCCTGCAAAGGCCTTGAGTGACTTACCATCTGCAGCCTCCATGTTTT